GACCGCAACGCATAGAGCCCGGACATGAACTCCTCCACATCCTCGCTGTCATCGTCGAAGCGGCACAGGAAGTACCAGTGGAAATCGGCCGTCACCGCGACGCCGGCGGCCGGCGCCGCCGCGAAGGTCACGGAAGGCGCGAGCGCGATTGCGTTCACCGTGAAGCCGCTCGATTGCACCAGGCCGCTGAGATACACCGCCGACACCGCGCCAACGTTTGCCGGCGCGATCGTGTACCCGCCGATGGAGACGGCGAAGGAGAAGGTCGTCGTCGTACCGTCGCCGGTTCCGAGCGCCTGGCCGGCGACCGGAGAGAGCGTTGGCGGCTCGAAATAGAACGAGGCGTCCTCGCCCTGGCACTCTTCGAAGAAGCCGATGATCTCCTGCAGCTCGGTGTTCGGCGACGCCATGCGCAAGAGATCGTAATTCAGCTCAATCTCCCACACCGGCGAGACATACTTGCCGGCGCGCAGCTCGCGGCCGGAGACGTGCAATGCCGAGCGGGTCGAAAAGATCGGCGAAAATTTTGCCGACCACCCGAGCGTCGGCACCGCCGGGAACGTCGAATACGGTCCTAGAGTTGGCGGATTGCTCGGCGCCAACGGGGGCAAAAACGGTCCCTTGCCGCCGAGCCAATTGCCGGCCGGCCAGTTGCCGGTATCGCCCCATACGCTCACCATCTGCGGGAACGTCGGTAACGGCCGCGCATCCCAATTCGACACCGCCATGAACGTCGTCTGGATCATCGACACGGCGCTGACGGTCACATTGTTTCCGTCAGTCACCCAATATTCGTAGATCGCCTGCAGCGCGAGCAGATAAAGTTCGTCATCGCGCCGCGGCCAATAGCCGCCCGCGACGCTCGCGCTCGGATCCCAGATCGACCAGAACGGCGTAAAGCTTTCCGTCGACCCCGGCGCATAGAAGACGTTTGGCTGATTGGTGCCGCGATCGCAGGCCAGGAGGCCGTACTCAGCGAAGGTGATCGACTTCGAGTTCGGCACCCATTCCGTGTACGGACCATGCGGCGACCAGCCGGAGCCGTCACCATTGTCATAGATCGCCCGGTGCTGGTTGTCCCACCACCATCGCAGTTGTTTGTTCGCGAGAAGCTGTTGGTTCGGATAATACTGATTGCGCGATTGCGTCAGGCGGTCGCCTTCCGGCACCGACACGTGCAGATCAGTACCATTCGGGTCGAGGCCGAGGCCGAGATTATTGCTGTCGTTATAGAACCAGTTGAACTTCTCGCCGCCTTCGATGTTCACCTTCAGATAGGGAATGCTGTAGATCGTCGGCTGGCCGGTCATGCCGAGGCCGTTGAACGTTGACGGGCTCGGCGGCCATGTTCCGCTCGGCGCCGGCACAAGCCAATTGCTAGCGTCAAGCCCGCCGTTGCCTGTCGTCCAGTCCGACAGCGGCAGGTAATTGTCGAACGAAACGAGATCGATGTTGCTGTGGCCGTAGAGTTGGTCGAGGTGCGGCCATTGGCCGTTTTCGCCGGGATGCTGATAGCCCATCCACACCGACCAGTCGGCCGAATAGGCGATCAGATTATGCAGATTCGTTGTGTCTTTTGTCAGACTCGCAGCATCAAAAACACTGCGTACATCATCGGCAAGTTGCATTAGCCCAGCGACGAACGGATAATCCCAAGTAACCTTGCCATCACCGCCGGTCGTGCCCGCCTTGGTCCAGGCCGGCCCGCGGATCGTTTCCAGGCCGCGGAACTCGGAACCGAGCAAAAAGAGATCGACGCCGCCAGCGACCACGCAGAGATTGGCGTAATGCAGGATCATCCGCCGATAGGTATAATCGGTTGCGGACCCCGAATAGGCGACCGTTAGATTGACATTGTCTCGGGTGAAATCAGAAGCCCCGGCGCTGCCGAAGAAATTATTGATGGCAGTCGTCGCCCCAGCCGAAATGTCGCTCCCGTTGTAAGTGATCCGCCCGCGCCACGGTTTGCCGCTCGCCGTCATCAGGATAAACGGATAGAAAACTACACGCAGCCCGCGCGATTTCAAATCCTCAATGCAGCGGACGACGGACTGATCGGACGGTGTGCCGCCGTAGATGAAGGCACCACCGCTCTGCGGGATCGCGATCAGTCCCGCCGAGCCCTGCGTCAGGCTCGAACATTGCCAATTATCGGAACCGCCTGCCGCTTTTTGGAATGTGCCACCGATGTACGTTGTGGAGGGATAAATTTGGCAAGCCGTGACATCAGTCGAATTGCCGAACCAAGCGACGACCAGAGCGACCGTCGTGCAGCCAGGGAACTGCGATTGTAGATTGTTCAGCGCAATCGTGTAGTCAGTGGCTGAGCCGGCCCCGCCCGACGCATGGCGGTTAATAGATGATAGGCTTCCTTCGGTGATCCGCTTGCCGAGATAAGCGACAGTGTCATACGTGAATTCGCCAGTCGACGGCAGAAGATTGACGCCGTTGATGTAGCCCATGTTGCATCATGGATTGGCGGTCCGCAGCCCGAGATGCGCGCCGCGCTTCACCGCATCGTTGATCGCGCGCAGCATGTGTGAGCTGTTGTCGTTGAAGAAGCGGCGCACGCTCTGCGAATCCATAGCCGAAATATTGATGCTCACCGGCGCGTGCACCTGCGCGCCCATCCCGGCGCCAGTGAACGGACCGGAGCCGCGCGCCGGCGGGATGATGGTCTCGCCGGGATGGATGAGCGCCAGGCCGCCGCGCACCACGTAATCGGTGCCGACATCAAAGATCGCCGCTGCCGAGACGGAAGCCTCCGCTGCCGCGGCAGGACCCGCGGCGGCCGGTCCCATGACCGGAGCCAAAAAGGCAAACACGCCGGCGAAGGTCTGTGCGGCGTCGGTCATGATCGCCTTGATGGCGTTCGCCGCCATGCTGAGGATGCTGGCGGAGGATGCGCCCTCCTCGGCGGCGGCGCGCGCCGCAGCGCCGGTGGTGGCGGCCGTGGTCTGCGCAATTTGCGCCGCCGTCCACTTGACGACCATCTGCTCGACCATTTCGATGAATTTGATCGTCAAATCCTCAAAAACCTTCTTCATCGCCGTCTGCCAGCTCGTCGTTCCTTCCAGCAGGCCGCGAATTTGCGAATTGAATGCGCTGGTCAGAGTCGAGAGATAGCCGTTCCACAGCGCCTGCTGCGCGGCGATCGACTGCTCGTCGAGGCGAAGCATGTCGGTCCGGTGCTTTTCCTCGAGCTGAGCGATACTGCCCAGAACTTTTCGCCTTGTCTTGACCGAGAGGGTGTCGATGCTCGCCTTTCTCTCCAGTAGTTCAAGTTCGGCCTCGTACTCCTTCTGTGTCTCGGCCTCCAACAGAGCGAATTTCTGATCTTGCGTGATCTGGAATTGATTCACTTCGGCATTGAGCAAAATCTTCTTCTCTGCGAGCCCCTCATGCAAAAGCTTGATTTCGTTCCCGATCTCTTGGATCTGCCCGGCGCTGCGCTCGGCCGCATTGCCAAGATCACCGAAGGTTTTGACGACCTGGGATAGCTTGTCCACCGGTAGCGCGGAGCCGAACGCATCGCCCAAATGACCAAGGCTGCCGTCGAGGCCGCGGACCGGCTCCGTCAGTCCGGCGAGCGCATCGTGGATTTGCGCAATGCCCGCCAGCGCGTCATCCGTCGAGGCGCCGAAGCGGATTTCAACGTCATTATCATCGGCCATGGGCTTCGCCTTCTTTAATTGATCATGCCGCTCGGGAACATGGCGAGAAGCTCGTGATAGTTCTTCGACGGTCGCGGCCGCGGCTTGTGGCCGAGATAGGCGGCGAGCAGCCTGCGCAACGGCGGACAATCAGCCCAGGCGCGACCAAGATACTCAAGAAAGGGAACGTCGATCTGGTCGAGAACCTGCCCGCGCGTCCAGTGCAGTTCGATCACGAGCTCGGCGACGAGCGCTCTCCACTCGACCGTTTCGAAGCGCTCGCCGCCGACGATTCCCCCTCGTCGGCAGCCACCCTTCTGCCACCAGCCTGCTCGATCACCACCGGCAGCGCCGCGACAAGCTCGCCGATCGGGATCGGCAGATCGAAGAATTCATCCCGCGTGAGGCTGGGATGGGCGCGGCGCAAGCCGTGCCAAAGCACCTCGGCCAGCGGCGAGAGCCGTTCGCCGCTCATGTTCTCCGCCGTGATCCCGGATAGCTTTGGCACGTAGTCGGCGATCGCGAGGATTTGCCGCAGCGAGAGCGGTGCAATATAGAAGTCTCGACCGGCGAGCCGCACCACGCGCGCGGTCGACAGATCGACGGACTCGTCACGCTCCAGGCTCACGTGATGTCTCCTTCCATGGAGAAGCCAGAAGTTCTGATTTCTGATTTCCGACTTCTGGCTTCTGGCTTCCGGCTTCTGCTATTCGCTCAGACTGATGGTTCCGATATTGTTCGAAGCGTCCGCGATCGCCTGAAAATCGAATTCGGCGACAGTGAATTTCTGGTTAGAGAACGGCAGCGACAGTTTTGGCGACACGCAGGCGTTGAGCTTCACCAAGAGGTCTTTGCTGGTGCCAAAATAGTTGAACGTCTCCTTCAAGGAGATTTCGAACATCGGCAGCGGGCCCATGAGCTGGTTCGCCAGGCTGATCTTGTTCCCGGAAGCAATCGTGTAGCTGTAATAGATCAGCACCGCAGCGCCATTGTCGGCGGAATTGAAGGTGTAGACGCCGCTTCCCACGCTGTATTGGCCCTGCGCCGGCGAGGAGGCGACGGGGGAGAGCTGCGCGCCGGTCGAGGCATAGAAGACGCCGTAATCCTCGACGAAGGTGGCGCTGTTGGCGACGGTGACGGATGCCGAAGCGACGGTGCCGGTCTCCCCCGTCGTCATTTCGACCATGCTGTTGGCCGTAAGCGTCTGCCCGAGGAACAGATTGTTGATCTGCGTCGCCTGCAGCCGCGCGTATTTCGCTTTGCCGGTGATCTTGAACTCGCCACCGCCGGCGGCGACCGCCATGTTGTATTGGCCGAGCAGCGTCTCGATCTTGCGATCGAAATCGAGCGATACAGTGTCCAGGGTGCCGAGCAGGCACGGCGGCGTCCCGGTCAAATCGATGCGTTTGCCGATGAGCGTGCCACTCCCGAAGGCATATTGGGTCATGGATTAGGTTCTCCTGGGTGAATAGTGATTGGATGGAGCGAATAGCGAATAGCGAGTAGCGAATGGCGAATCGCGAACGGCGACTAACGAATAGAGAATAGGCAGTAGGGAACCGTCACCCTTCCCTATTTGCCAATCGCCATTCGCTAATCCGCTACGGCACGAGAATCTGGAACGGAATCGCGGCGACCGCCTTGCCGTCGATGTCGCCGGTATCGATGAACACCGGGCCGAGCGGATAACAGTGCGAGACCAGCCCCCCGAGCGTCTGCTTGTTGCCGTTGAGCGCGTCGGCGCCGCTCGGCGCCACCGCCGCGTCGATGGCATCGAGGAGCGCGTTCATCGCGGTGTCCGGGATATCCTCCGGGTCCATGCCGGCGGAGAGATAGACGAACACATGCGCATTGATGGTGAGCGTCGGTAGGCCCTCGCTCTGCCGGCCGCGCACTTCGCCGGTCTTGAGCATGGTCAGGAACGGCATCTGCGTCTCGTTGACCTGATCCCAATGCACGAAGCGCCGGCTCGTCGCCGTGAAATCCGCCGCGTTCTTGATGAGATCGAAGAAGGTAACGGAAATCTGTTCGCGCGTGATGGCGGTCATGGCATAACCTGATTTACGAGTGGTTCGTAGGGCGGGTTCAGGTCCGCCGAAGCGCGGAGCGCGAAGGCGGAAGACGCAACCCGCCATCGCTTCACGAGAGGCGGACTACGCTGCACGAATCCGCGCTAGTCCGACCTGCTCGCTAAACGCATATTGTGGCATGCCCATCGAATGACATGGCGAAAGTGCCAACACAGAGTACGTCCCGCCCGATCAGAACGTCTATGCCCGGTAAGGGAATGAACTCCACGCCGTTGATATTAAAAGCGACAACGTTGGCGGTAACGGCACCACTTGCGTGCTGGCCCTGGACGAATGGGATGGCGAGTTGGAACCGGTATGCGTTTGTTGGTCGACTCCCATGCAAGCCGCTAACTGGCTGCTTTCCTGAGGGAACCAAGCCTTCCGCTTTGATCACTTTATCCGAAACACAGGAGCACGAAGCTCCGGTATCAAAGAGTCCATTGTAAGCGTTTGCGTTCATCGGAGCAGTAGGGCTGCCCTGAGGCGGCACAAAGCCGGGCTTCCATACAAATACCTGTAGGATTGGCCCGACTTTAGGGTTGTACTGTATCGACAGGCACGGCATAGGTAAAATACCCCAAATTGATCGCTGAATCCGTGACTTCCTGGATTGAGAATACCCCGTCAGGAATGAACGTCTGCGCAGCCACGGCAGCGTCGTTTGCCGTCGAATAATATCCTAGAATTTTGCCGTCTTTCATCAAGGCATACTTGTCCCGGTACAGTGCCAGTAGCGTCGGCAACTGCTTTCGGAACTCCTCGTAGTTCCGATCGACCTCGGCTTGGTGCCGATCCTTTTCTGCGTCCCTACGTTCGTTCTCGCTCATTTCCATCTCGCCGCTGCTGCCGTTTTGGCTTTTCCGCGACGCTCCTCCCTGGTTAACTTGTGGCTCGCGCCTGCTCCAGCGCTTCCCGGGCTCCGCGCCATTCAAGCCCTCTATTTCCATTATAGGAGCTTTCTGCCTCAATTGTATCACCCAGGGAGACAGAATTTACCGCCATGGTAACGTATTCTTACGAGCCCGAAAAGTGACTGGGATTCACCCTCCGAGTTGACCGCCCCTAGCCAGACCCTTCTTTACCTGACGCGCTCACCCTGCCCTTTAACGAGAGTGGTCGGCTCAGCTAGGCGTCGAAAAAGCCTCAATCACCGCCTCGGTCAGCTCCTCCCTGATCGCATCCGCC